TACTCTTGACCACGTTCGCCCTAAGTCTTTGGGTGGAGAAGATCTTACAAGTAACCTTGTACCAGCCTGCCATAAGTGTAATCAGGACAAAGGAAGTAACAATTGGCTTCAATGGATGAGAACTAAATTTGGGATTAATCCAAATCGTGAAACTTTAATTTTATCACATATTAGCTGATGGATAAAGAATTAGAAAATTTGCTGATTTCTGCAGCGATTAAATTCAAAGAAGAAGCAGGGCCATTGCTTCAAAGTAAACAATTAGATAAAAGTCCTACAGTACGAGCATATTCTAATATTATTAATCAGCAAGGTCCGGAGTTTGCTAATATTCTTGACCGTTACCTGAGCGGAGAAATTGGTATTGATGAAGCTGTACGTAAATTAAACTCAAGAGAAACTACTCTAATTGGTCAAGGTAGTTTTTATAAAGGCCTTCAGGGGCATCATATTATTTATCAAAAACTTCTTGGTAATAGATTATTTAACCAAGATCCTAAAACAGCACTTTTGGTTATAAAAAATCTTGCTGATAAATTACCTGATGACATTCAACCTGGAACCGACCCTAATAAATTAATTCACACCTCTAGAGATTTGCATAATAAATTTATGCACGGTGGTAATTATAGAAATCTTACCAGAGGTGGGCTTTCAGCTGGAGCTTCGGCTGATGATTTGTTGAATTTTTTGGATCCAGATGTTCTAGAAGCTGTTTACAACGCTGAATATACAAAAGCTAATCCAGCTCACAAAAGGCTAATTAATAATATCGGAGAAGCTTTAGGTGTAACTGATCCTGATCAATTGGATACAAAAGCTAAAGGAAGATTACTTAGAGCATCAAAAGATTTTCCAATGGATGCTAATCAGATTTCAGACGAAATCTTTAGACAAGCCCGAATGGCTGGTCAAGATTATATTCCTCCTGATGCATCTAATATCTATAAAGCGTTAGGTAGAAACCCAACTATTGAAGCAGTTCAAGCTTTGGCTCAGCAAAGAGGGCCAGCAAATATGGGTCTATCTGGTGTAACGGGTGCTATTGGTCTTGTTACAACCCCTGAGTTTTCAGAGAAAATGTATCAAGGTGATATGACAGGTGCTATTACTGCTGGTCTTCCGGCTTTTGCTCAAGGCGAGGTAATTGGTCAAGCCATCAGTGCTGTTGGACAAAGAGCTATGCAACTTGTACCACAAGCTGGAAAAATGGTGCTTAAAAGAGTCGCTGTTGCTGCAGGTCCGGCAGGTATTGTAGGGGCTACAGGGGTAGGATTGTATTCTGCTTACCAAAATATTCAAGAACAATCGGCTAAAGCCCAAGAGCAGTATAGAGAAGTTGAACGTAAAAAAGCTACTCAACCAACAGTTTCTGGCCCAGTTAATACTAAACAGCTGACACAGCTTACAAAGGATATGCCAGATCCGGTTGTTCCTACTATTACCAAGTCCAAACCAAAACCTAAATCACCAACACAAACTCGTATTGGCCGACGGGGCACTGGTGTCCGTAACAGACCCTAAGCGATACCTAGGAGGTCCTACAGCAGGGCCTCCACCCACCTCACGCTAGAATACACCTATGGACTCTTTAACCCTCCTTCAAAGCGATTTTAAGCTCTTCCTTCAGGCGATGTGGCAGGAGTTAGGTCTTCCCTCCCCCACCCGTGCTCAATACTCCATTGCTGATTACCTACAAAACGGACCTAAACGTCTTCAGATCCAAGCTTTCCGAGGAGTCGGTAAATCGTGGATCACAGGTGCATTTGTGTTGTGGACACTTTTTAATAACCCTGAAAAGAAGATTATGATCATCTCAGCATCTAAAGAGAGAGCTGATAACATGTCGATCTTCCTTCAGAAACTCATTATTGAGACACCGTGGTTATCACACCTCAGACCTAAAGCTGATGATGCACGGTGGAGTCGTATTAGCTTTGACGTTAACTGCTCACCACACCAAGCCCCATCCGTTAAATCAGTCGGCATTACTGGGCAGCTAACAGGTAGCCGTGCTGACCTAATGATTCTTGATGATATTGAGGTCCCAGGTAACAGTATGACAGAACTGATGAGAGAGAAACTCCTTCAACTCTGTACTGAGGCTGAATCTATCCTGACACCAAAGGAAGACAGTCGGATTATGTACCTTGGTACTCCTCAGACAACCTTCACTGTCTATCGTAAGCTAGCTGAACGGTCCTACAAGCCGTTTGTTTGGCCTGCTAGGTATCCAAGGAAGATTAGTCAATACGAAGGTCTTCTAGCGCCTCAGCTGGTGGCTGACATCGATAACGGTGCAGAACCTTGGGAAGTAACAGACCCAGACCGCTTCTCTAATGAAGACCTCATTGAACGTGAAGCATCAATGGGTAGGTCTAACTTTATGCTTCAGTTCATGCTGGATACCAGCTTGTCTGACGCTGAGAAGTTTCCACTGAAGATGGCAGACCTCATCGTTACCTCCGTTAACCCAGACAAAGCACCTGAGTCAGTTGTGTGGTCCTCAGATCCTAAGAATGTAATCCGTGAACTTCCTACCGTAGGATTACCCGGTGACTACTTCTACAGTCCAGTCCAACAACAAGGAGATTGGGACAAATACAGTGAAACAATCTGCTCAGTTGACCCCAGTGGACGAGGGTCTGATGAAACAGCTGCAGCTTACATCTCCCAACGTAACGGGTTCCTTTACCTACATGAGATGAGAGCTTACAAAGACGGTTACTCTGACAACACCCTTCTTGATATCCTTAGGGGTTGTAAGAAGTACAACGTCTCTAAGCTAGTCATCGAGACAAACTTTGGTG